CAGGTGGAGTCGCAATAGCGGCTCTGCCAACTGTGATATGCCTCAAAGTGCCGTTTTCGGACGGCCTGGGGGGGGTAGGTTGCTCACCTGCCCTGCTTCGATGTTCAGCGCAGAACGTTTCAACGGAGCATTTCACGGCATAGCAATAACCATCATGTCGCGCACCGATTGCAGCGATGTATTCTTTGTAGCAGTAGAATTATGAACAACCTCCGTCCTATCATCCTCGGCTCTTACAGCCATTCGCAGAACGGCATTATCGTTTCGTCTTGCGGAATAGCACCCTGTATAGCCGGGGGAGGCAAGGGACATGATGTAGACAAGCCCAAAATCCTAATAGAATATGATTGAAAAACCACCAATCGGGAGGCAAATCGGATGTATTTGCTTAGGTCTCCTGATTCCTCCATCCCCCGGATGGCACGACCTGTGCCTTCGCATCTATTCACCCCACGGTTGCAGTCCGTGCGTTCCGTCAAGGGCACAAGACGCAACCATCTGCCCGAAAATACTCATAGAATATGATTGAAAGATCCGTCCTCATCCATTACCGCACGGAAGAAGCCAAAGCCTACAGACGTGAGCATGGCGACCTTGGCGGATGCAGATATCAAGACAAGCTGCATCGTCCCAGTCCGTGGCCGTGGAGTAATACAATCAGCACCGTAACGAAAGACAACCTGTTATGCTACGTTTTCACATAGCTGCTATTAGGGGCAGGTATTCCGACAATCCGACAGGCGGACGATACTGTCAACGGTTAGAGATAAACTGCGAGGGTACAACAAATGCGCTCACATCTGTAAATAAGGATAATATGGTATATATAATTTATGACTAATCAAATCCCATTTGTTCAACGTATGTCTCACCTCGTCCCTCGATGTGGGTATACTACAGCTCTCGCATCCAAATATTGGGACTGGGCAGGACTACGTGACGAGCACGGACAACACACAATCGTATTGATCGAGTATGAATTATTACGAACAAAAACAAAATGATATGACAACAGTAAAAACATCAGACTTCTTCATTTGCACATACGCTTATGAGAAGAGACAGGAAGACGGAAACGTCAAGAGAGTGAAAGAACAATATGTAGTAGACGCACTCAGCTTCACCGAAGCGGAAGCACGGATAATCGAAAGCATGCATCCTTACGCAAGTGGGGAAAATCAGGTAGTGGATATATCAAGGGCACCGTTCAGCGAGATATTCTTCACCGATGACGAGGAGGCAGACACATACTATAAGCTGAAAGCCAATTTCATCAGCCTTGACGAGAAGACCGGGAAAGAGAAGAAGGAATCTCACTGCTATCTTGTGCAGGGAACATCTACACAGAATGCCCAGCACAACTTCGATGCAGGGATGAAAAAGACAATGATGGACTATTCAGTCGGTGCTATCATAGAGACAAAGATAATGGATATATTCCTGCACTAATCAGATGGCAAATGAAATACCCCAGATACAAAATCAAAGAATTCGTAGGAGGGTACACTGAATATATCACAGAGTGCCCTTTTGGCGAAGAAGGAAAGTATACACACAGGATGCTGATGGTCGGCTCGTTGGCATGCCAACATTGCAGGCATTTCAAGGACATAAACAGAAAGAATCGTGTAGTGTCCTGTGGTTTTATGTAATAACGTTTAAAACAAGCAACAATGAAGACAAAGAAAATCTCAATCATCAGGCGCATAACAGAGCGCATTCTCGGCAAAAAGTTCTACATCGCAGTAATAGCACAGAAGGGAACCAGTACCTACTATGTCAACTCTACGATATACAGGTCTAAGGCAGACATCCTGAAATACAAGAAGCACGTTGACAGCTTGCAGTCGGTGGTGTTCGTCTGCTATTACTCGTTCCGCTCAAGAAACGATTTCCGTCTCGCAATCGGTGACGGAAAGGCAGTCGGTGTTGAGGAGGCGAAGAAACTCGCAAATAAGTAGCGTCAAAGGTTAACGGATAAAAATGGTATTTGAGAATCTAAAACTATATTTGCAATGACAATAAGAAGAATAATCAGAGCGATAAAAGGTCTGAGATATCGCAGATGCTTCGTTATGCTTGACGGACGAGGCAACTCAGTGACTCTCTCAAAGGGACTCTACAGGCACATCATGCGCAAGGAGAGGGACGATATGTACATACATGTGTTCAAGGCAGGGGATTCAAGACAGTACTGCTTCGCCTTCCGTGAGGACTTTAAACAGCTGAAGGACACGAATACCATCTTCACGCAGCTGCAATACAATGCCGAGCACAAGAAGATAGGTTTCAGTACCACTCAGCCGAGTGTTTCGGGGATTCTGGGTGACTACAATCTCCTCTTAGACAGGAAGGTGCGTCTGACGGTCTTCCCTCGCAAGACAACCAACAATGAGGTGTTCTACGAGATTCAGCGGCCTATGCGCTCGCAAAACGAAACAAGATGATACAAGACATCAAATTCCAAGGTCTGTCCAATTCTCCATCTGACAATAGTGTGCAGGATGGGGAGTTGGGCAGCTGCCTAAATCTTATACCAGAAGACAATGAGCTGAAGCCGATACAACAGCCTGTGATGGTTGATGGGGGAGACTTCCTATCTGAGGACGTTACAATCGAATACCTTCACAAAGTAAGCTATGATGACAAGATAATTTCGCATTACATCTGTTATGATAGCTTAAACGATATATGGTTCTGGCATATACTTGGCGAGCCTACAGAAGACGTCTATCAGATACAGCTCCCGACAGCGGATAAGTTCTACGTCAATTCCGTTAAAAGCATCGGAAATATCTTGTGCTTTGTAGGGGATGATGACATTTGGTATGCATTTTGGGATAGCAATACTAAAGACTATAAGATATTCAACCTGTCTCAGTTTAAACTATCAATAGAGATAGAACGAAATGCCACAACAGACGAGGTTATTCAGAAGCAAATAAAACTTGAGTCTGAAGAATTTTGGAATTTGTTTGAGAAGCATTATTGGAATGATGATAAAACAGAGAGTCTGGCTTACCCTATCAGAACTAAAGCTAACAAGACGATAGAAATATTTAATCAGTGTGATGCTTTAGTAAATAAGAGGATGGAGGAACTTGGGGATGAGTATTTTAAGTATAGCACATTATTGGTGGCGGCTGTAAGGTTGTATGATGGAACATACATCAACTTTAGTCCACTGGCTATTCTTGATGCGACACAAGTAGGTTCCGGCAATTCTGATTCTGGCTACAGCAGGGTAACTCCTTCTTTCGCCTATTGGATAAATTATGACGATAGTCAATACATCCCTGTTCCGAAAAAATCGCAAGGCATAGAGTTTTCGACAGGATTCGCAAAGTTTTGGATAACCGCATCTTGCGATATAAAAGGGTATGAGACTTTAATAGATGGTGTTGATGTGTTTATCACGACATGTGAAAGTTTCCTTGACATAAAGAATTCTGTTTATATAGGTACTCCTCAAATAAACCATGAAACTTGGCGACGTTCTGAAATACCGATACCTTATCTTCAAGGTAATGATTTCCACAATCAGTTTGATGGACTCCAATTCTACAAGACTCTTCATATTGCAAATCAGCAGTTAGGACAAAAGTTTCCAATTAAAAGGGTATTAGGAACAGAGGTGTCCATATCTCTCGCAAACCCCTACGTAAAACATATAGGTGGAATAGTTGCCAACAACTACAATAATAGATTGCATATAGGAAATATTGTCGAATCAATAAAGTCTACTGATTACGACATTCCTTTCTATAATATTGTAGAACAATCGGATGAGAATTCAGCTTGTGACTTGGTGTTTGAATTTACGGATGATAACAACGAGAAACTATTCTTCTCAGTTGAGAATAAAAAAATATCTACTCATAACCCAATCGTTTCTATTCCAATTAATGGGTATTCTGACCTTGTTGTATATAGTCGGTGTAAAAATTATGACGGAGAATATGTATACACAAAAACACCATTTAAATTATATTCTTCGTCAAATACAGGATATTCATATTATGTGAAATGTGATTCGAAAAACGGTTTGCAAGAATTCATAATTGACACAGGGGCTTCTAATGCAGAAGAATTTGAAAAGGCTTTAAATTCGGTCTCTACATCCAAGAATATCATATCTCGTTCTCCTTCCCTCATCAAGGTCTCAGAGGCTGAGAATCCCCTCGTTTTCCCTGCCTCCAACAGTGTACAGGTCGGCTCGTCCGTTATAAAAGCGATGGCTGCCAACACCAGACCTATCACGGAAGGTCAGTTCGGTGATGCTCCTCTCTATGTCTTTACCGATGAAGGAACTTGGATGCTGATGTTGTCTACCGATGGAGTGTACCAAGCAAGGCAACCTGTAAACAGGGATGTGTGCTCCAACCCGGATGGCATCTTGCAGATAGATGATGCAGTCCTCTTCCCGACAGAGCGAGGGATAATGATGCAGACAGGCAGTACTGCAAAACTGATAACAGATGCCCTTGACGGTGCGGTGTTCGACTATATGCAGCTCTACAAGGAGAGTTATAGCAAGAAGATCCTTGCAGTCGGGAGCATCCCGGAAGCTGGCATAAAGTACATCCCATTCCGTCAGTTTATGAAAGGTGCAGATATGGTGTATGATTACTATGACGCTCGCATCATAGTGTTCAACCCAGACTGCGCCTACGCATACGTGTACTCTCTTAAAAGCGGATTATGGGGAGCGATGGAGAGCAATATAAAGAAAAGGGTGAATATCTACCCGGAATCGTATGCGATAAATGGAGACCGCAAGATAGTGGACTTCTACCAGAGTCAGCCTGTTGGCCCAACAAGATATTTCCTCTGCACACGACCTATGGCGATAGGCAGTGCTGAAGCGTACAAGACGATGTTCAGTTGTATAACAAGAGGGTATTTCCGCAATGAGGTGGGCAAATGTGGAATGGCTCTCTATGCAAGCAACGACCTGTTCAAATGGTTCCCTGTTTCCACATCGGTAAACAAGTTCCTCCGGGGTATGTGCGGTTCTCCGTACAAGTATTTCCGTCTCGCTCTGATAGGTAGCCTGTCGCCCGAAGAGAGTCTTGGCGGACTCTCTGCCGACTATCAGGAGAGATGGCAGAACAAGTTGCGATAATAAACAAAGGGAGTGCTCACGCATTCCCTTTGCCTTTGATTGAAATCCTAAAGCCTTTTTTGAACTAACCTATGAAAAACTAATCTTAATATGAAAAACTAATACCTATTTATGATTTGCCTGTCGCTATTTCCTTGATTTTTTCGGTTAATGTTGTCCTGAAATCCTTCGTGTCGTCCAATGTCACAGATTGCAGCATCGGTAGATTAAATTTCAAGGCTTCAAGGTAGAATCGACAGAAATCCTTCGGCTCGCACTGGGTCATCGAGAAAACGAACTTGCCGTAGTTTTCTCTTGAGTAGTCAGCCATCAGCTCCCGGAATTCTTTTTTTACAGGAGATTCATATCCCTTTTGCACTCCTCCTGTCTTCTTCCTGCCTTTGACAAATTGTCCCTTTTCGTTACGTTCTGCTGCCATAATCAGTTTATTGTACTGCAAAGATAAATATATATATGTAGACATCATTGTTATCCGTTAACGCTCCATATCGTGATTCCAAGTATTAACGGATAAAACAACAATGCGGAGATGTATACTTAACTTTGTCACATTATTAATAATGTAAAGTATACGTATATGTGGGGAGCACTAATAGGAGCTGGACTTTCACTCGCCTCTTCCATTGCAGGAGGCATCTCAAATCGAAAGGCAGCGAAAAAACAGGAAGAAATGCTGAAAAAGCAGAAGGCGGACAATCAGGCATGGTATGACCGCAGATATAACGAAGACCCGACCAAGCGAGCGGATACGATTCGGTTGCTGACGCTTATGCAGGAGCAGATTCGGGACAGGAATCGTGCGGCTAAAGGCAGACAGGCGGTAATGGGAGGAACGGAGGATTCGACAACGGCAGTAAAGGAGGCTAACAACAAGGCTCTTGCTGATACAACATCACAGATTGTAGCGGCAAACGAAAGTCGTAAGGACAACATCGAGCAGCAGTATCAGCAGAACAAGCGCAACATCGAAAACTCTCAGATGCAGATGATGGCAGACCGGGCAAGCAACACAGCTAATACGGTCGCAGGAGTAGCAGGAACTGCATCCAACATCGCTAACCTCCTTGATGAGGCAGGAAAGAAGAAGACAAGCACAACGACAACGACAACTGAAAACAAAGCGTAATATGAGTGCATTGAGTTATCTACAGCAGAAAAATGGCTTAAAGACGACACAGACGGTTGTCAACAAGCAACAGAGCGGTGAGGATGCAGAGCAGAAGGCTAACCCGGTATTGCAGGCATCAACACTCACGGAGAGTCAGTTGCAGGACGCAGGGAAGAGGATTGACGAAGGGAACAATGCAGCTGCACAGAATGATGCGATGAAGGAGCGCACAATCGCTACACAACAGGCTATCCAGAAGGGTGTGAACGTCAACCAAGACCCTGACCCTGAAAATGATGATGACATCGCTAATATCCCTGTCGTTAATCAGGACGAGACTCCTAAAAGGATGAGCTATGCTGATATGTTCAAGGCGATGTATGGCAATGGCGAAGAGGAGACGGAAGAGCAAAAGAAGAAACGATTGAAACGTGAGCGCACGAACGCTATCATATCATCAGTCGGAGATGGTCTCAGAGCTTTGAGCAATATGTATTTTGCTACAAAAAACGCTAAGGTTAATCATAACCCGGAGCAGGATATGAGCGCAACTATGCTCAAGCGGAAACAATTGTTAGATACGCAGAGAGAGAAAAATCGGGCGGCATGGCTGAAAGGTTATCAGAAGGCCCAGGAACTTGATGAGAATGCGAGGAAGAATGATATGACAGCAGCAGAGGCGGTTCGCTATCACAATCAACTTGCTGAGATTGCTGCTCGCAAGGGTGATCAGAACGACAGGAAGCTCGATCAGAATCAGCAGAAGATTGACCTTACTAAATGGAAATACACAACCGATGCGGATTTCCATGAAAGGGAGTTACAACTTGATGAATGGTATAAGGAAAATAAAATATCAACTGATCAATACAATGCGGAAACTAAAAGGATGCGTGAGCAGAGAATCGCATCTAAAGCGAAAGAGTCCTCACAAGGCGACAAAAGCACTGCCGGGTATTGGCACGAATACTATGAGATGATGGAGACTCCTGAAGGGCAGAAGAAGGTGAGAGATATCCTCAGAAAAATTAAAGCGAAGGATGCCAATCAGCACAACATCCGCTACATCATGGACAAGTTGAAAGGTAGGTCATCATCTGGTGGTGGAAAGAATCCGAGTCAGCACAAGAATACCACTTCTGGCAGAGGGAAAAAGAAGAAAAGACCATATTAATAATGTAAAGAAAAAAAACTATGGCAGATAACGACAATAGGTATAAATTATGGCAAACGATAAGCAAGGAGTATGACCTTCCTGACTACAATCAGTTCAGCAAGGACATGGAGGACGCAACAAAGCGCAAGTCCCTGCATGATGCAGTTTCAGCAGAGTATGACCTTCCTGATTTCGACCAATTCAGCAAAGATATGGGTTATGAGACGCAGACTACTCAGCAAGGCAATCAGAACGCTCAGAATGCCAAGAAACCGCAACAGACTGCACAATCCTCTCATGTAGAGGAGGATAGAGGTTTGTCAAGCGACAATGGGTACAGCAAACAGAAAACGGCATTCGATAAAGCGACTGAACAAGCCTGGGAAAAACTTGCCTATAAAGGCGGAATCAAGTGGACTATCAAAGGTCATCCTGAAGTCAAGATGGTCGCAGTCACTGATGACCTTGTAAAGAAATTCCCTCAGTTGGAGCAATGGAGAGGCTATCAGGTGCCCTTCAATACGAGCACAGGTACGCCTATCATGCAAAATATAGATGACAAGGGCAACATCATAACACCAGACGAGGCGAGCGAGCAATACACGAAAATCCTCACTAACCAGGACTTTGACTATGTGCCGAAGCAGGAGACCGCAGCGGTGCAGATAGGTAGTGTTGTCAATACTGCGCTGAGCACAAAGGGTGGATGGCTCGACCGGGCAGTGCAGAAGGCGATGGAGGAGAGCTATGGCAAGGACTGGAAGAACAGGAAATATGTGTCTGACGGTAAGGAGACAAGCTCATCAGAGATATACGCAAAGGCAAAGCAGGGCATATATGACAATATCAACGGAGTTCTGGGTGATATCAGAAAGTCACTGCTATTCTCTACGGATGAGCAGCGGAGGCAGACTGTTGACGAGCTATATCAAAAAGGTTATCTCAAAGAAGATTTTTTGCCCAAGGCCAATGCCCTGCACTATATAAGTAATGTAGACAAGGGCGAACAGGTTGAAGAACTGAGGCAGCGGAAACTGAAATTACAGGTGCAGAGGGAGATGGTGATGGATAAGCTCAACCAGATACCTCAGCCTGACCACGCTGAAAATATGGCTGAATTCTATGCCCGAAGAGCGAATGATGGTTCGGAATTGTATGCAAGTGATCTCCGTAAAATTGACAAGCAGATTGCTCAATATAATGCGGTCATTGACGAACTTGAAGGCAGGAACAATCTCAAAAACGAGTGGGGGCATGCAGTCCAGACATCTGGTATCACAGATATAGGAGCATGGGATTTCGGTGTCACTGACCTGAAGGATGCGATGATGATGTATCCCCTTGCGAAAAAGATGCAGAATGGTGAAAACATCACGCAGGACGATTTTATGAGCCTCAAGTTGTTGGCACAGGCTAACGAGGCTGATGCGGTTGAAAATGCTGTGATGCCATCATCGTATAATATGTTTAAGGGTAGTTTACAATCCGTCCCTTACACTGTGCAATTCGGAGCAGGAAAGACATTCGCAGAAGGCGCAGCTTCCGTAGTCAACAAAGCGGCAACGAGAGCGGTCAAGGGTGCAATACTCAAGGCTGGAAGCAAGAAGGCATTAAGGGCAGCGGAAAAGGTTGCTGAGAAGGCTGCCGAAAGCAAGATATTAAAATTCTGCGGTATGCTTGGCAAGGATTTCGAAAAGGCATTCGTGATGGAAAACACCACAGGTGCAGCAACAACAGGTGCAGAAATCCTCAACCGACACATCGGAACTGTCACAGAGTCGGATGATGGCTTTAAGATGGAAGGAGAGTCCCTGCCTACTGCTATCATCAAGGGTGAGATGTCACAGAATATAGAGTCGCAGACTGAGTTCCTGGGAGAACATTTCCCAAGCTCACTGAAATTCATCCGGGGTATGGCGCACACCAAGGTTGGCAGTGCGATGGGACTTAGGAATCTCGCAGCGTGGTTGACAAAGGTATCACGCACGGAATTCGCTACAACGCTTAAGAGCTATGCTACAAGAGCAGGAATCAACGGAGTTTTCGGTGAGTATCTGGAGGAGGTTGCCGGAACTGCCGAAAACGCTCTCTTAGTCGGTGACCAGAAGTTCTCCGACCTTCTCGATGTGAAGCAGCAGGAAGAGGTTGCAGGTTCGGTGGTATTGTCGTGTTTGGGAATGGGTATCTTTGGCACTGCAATATATTCGGGACAACGAGGTCTCAATATGCCAACTTACTACAGGCTTCAGCACCTTCAGAACAAGTGGGACAATGCAGGATTAGATTTGTTCTCGGGCGAGGAGTGGGCTAATCTGAAGGACAGGATTGACAACACGCCTAACGAGGGTATGAAATTCGTGATGGCGGACATCTTGCGAGGTCAGAATATGACTGAGGAACAGATGAGAGCTGCCTACAATTATGCAAGTTGTACACTGACCTTGAGAGGCATGAATATCGGTGCTATGAAGGCTGCACAACTCGGTCTTACTGATGACCGACACATAGAGCAGGACAATGCTTATGTTGAGGGCAGGCAGGCGAAAGATGAAGACAAGCACGATATTCAGATAGAGTTTGAGGACAGGTCGCACGAACTTGCGGAAAAGCTCGGCATCTCAGAGCAGCAGTTAGATAACATGAGCGATGAGGACTTAGAATCTCTCACAGGCAGGGATGACCAGCTTGACAATCTTATCTATGACTACCAGACATCTCACGCAAAATATCAAGGTGTTGTAGACAATGCTGATGATGAGATAGACAAGGCGGCTCAGGAGGCTGCTCGTCAGACTGATATGGCCACCGACAAAAGCCGGGGTACGGTGCGCAATGCGACCATCAAGGCAGCGAAAGGAGAGGAAGACTATGGTGTGTATATCGTCAGCGGTAATGTAGCGACAAACGAGGATGGCTCCATCAATGTGTCTGAGAGCGATGATATGATATTGTACTATGACCCGAAATCGGGCAAGATAGAGCATTGTGATGCTATGCGTCTCGCATCCCTGGGTGAGGAAGTCAATGCAGAGGAAACACGGAATCAGGCGATTGCTGATGCGAAAGAGAAGGCTATACGCCAGCAAGCAGGAATCATAGACGGAACGGTAGGTGAGGGAACATCGTTTACCATTACGGACGCAGAAGGCAACGAGCATTCCTACGAAGTACTTGCTGATAATGGTGATGGCTCTGCAATGATCACCATGGATGGCAATGTGCAGGAGGCTCCTGTGTCACTACAGGACTTGCAGAATCTCAAAGATGCAGAGGAAGCCAAGAGACTTGAAGCAGCCAAGATGCAGCGTCAGCAGTACGAAGAGGAGCGTGAGAAGCAGAATGCTCCTGTAGAGGACAATCTTGACTACGCTGACATCATCAATACAAATGGCAATGTAGAGATTGCCGAAATGGTAGACGAGGAAGGCAATGCTATGTTCCCGGATGCGGAAGAGGTTTTCTTTGTGCAGAATCAGGGCAACAGGGCAAAGGTGATGGTGCTTGACAGTGAGGGCAATCTGCAACCGAAATTGGTCAAGAAATCATCAGTGCGGACGCTCGGTACAATGTCGGTGGACGAATACAGGCAGGGAAGGCAGCAGGCTCTCAAGGAGGCTGAGAATGCATCTGAGCCATCTCTTGTAGACGAGACCGAAACATCCAATAATGTTGTCCCGACAGGTAATATTACAACCGATAATACCACAACCAATGAGACTCAGCCGGGTAACGAAGCAGAAGTCACCACATCGAACGAGACGCAGAACATATCTAACGAGCAGGAGAATACTCCTAAAATCACGCTTGAGGACGGAACTGAAGTGCCGATGCTTGAGGATGGCAATCCTGACTTCTCCCAACTCACGGCAGGACAGGTAGCGGAATTGTATGACTCCCAGTTCGGGGATGATGCAGAACAGATAGTTTCCGGCAATGTCAACAAGGCGAAGAAGGCTCTTGACAAGGCGAACGGAATGACTGTGAGTGGTGGTAGCTTTGCAGAACAAAAAGCGAGCAAAAAGGCGAAAGACAAGGCTATCGCTGAAGCAAAGGAGAAATATGACTCTGCAAAGGCTATAGCTGATGCCTATAACGAGAGGATGCTCGCAAAGGAGGAAGATTCTCCAGAGGGCAGAATGAACTTGATAGAAAAGGCAAGGAGAAAGTTCAATCGTATGAAGGGCAGCGTGAAGGATAATGCCCAGGCAATTGCACAATTATACGATGAGACTGTCGGAGCACTGCTTCATCGCCTGTATGACAGCACTGGCATAGATGTGTTTGATGATACGGCAAACACCGTTGACGAATATGTTGCAAGCAGTATAGCACCTTATAGCCTCAACTATGAAGGTACGGAGACATCGAAAGGTGTAAAGCAGGAGACAGGTTTGTCAAGGTCTGACTTTGCGAAGACAGGGCTTCTTGCGAAGGAGGGAAAAGGTAAGACAATAGGCCAATTGGCTAACGACTTGTGGAGAGATAGACCTGCGAACTTGGAGAACATAACAGACCAAGACGTGCGCAACGCTATCATTGATTTGATAACGAGCGGTCAAACTGCTTTCGGGCTGAAGAACCACATCCAAAATCTACGTATTGCAGAGGCAGAGAATATCCTTGAACAGCAGAAGAGACAGGCTGATGAACTTGCTCATGCAGAAAAGCAAAAGGAGGAAGAGCAGGCTTCAACAGAACAGGCAGACGATAAAACAGAAGAATCGTCTAATGCTGATGTTGCTCCGGCTGAAGAACAGGCAGAAGACAATAAGTCTGACTTACCATTTGAGGCACCGTCACCTGATGAGAACTCTCCATTCTCTGCAAAGGATAAGGCGAAAGACCCTCTGGAGGTCTGGAACAATATGACAGATGAAGAGAAGGCTGCGTATATAGAGAAGAATCGTGTAAAGGATACCAGACTCGTTGATGATGTTGTCGGGAAGAAACTGCGCAAGGCGATTGAGAAGATTGCGGAGATGATGGGAGCGACAATCCAGTGGCAGAGGACTGATATGATTCGCAACGGATGGTTCAACCCTAATACCAAGACCATATATCTCGCACTTGATTCATCCGTTCTTTGGGGTGTTCAGTTCGTCTTCGGACATGAGATGACTCACGACATCAAGACGAAATCTCCTGCCATGTATGATGAGTTGAAAGGACTTGTCAAGGAAAAGTATGGTGAGGAGTTGTTTGAGGCAAAGACGAACGACAACGAGAAACGATATGCTGGTGTCGGGAAGACAGATAACGACAGAAGCTATTATGAGGAAGAGACTGTCGCTGATGCCATCGGTAAGATGATAAACGACTTGAATCTGACTCATTCTATCGCTCTTAAGATGTCTCATCCGTTGCTTGCCAAGATGCACGATGTGCTGCTGAAGGTTAAGAATGCGCTTATGGCAACATCATACACAGAAGATGTGAATGGCATCATCCGCACGATAGAACAAGTGTATGTGAAGACTGCAAACGGTACGTTTGAATCGTCAGCGTCAGAAGAATCGTATGGTGAGAGATTAAGTGCTAAACAAAAAAGAGCACTTGAAACCGTAACGATAGCAGACGAATCCACTAATAATGCCACTGCCATTTCAAGTGCTGATGGTGCAAAAGTACAAAATAATCTTGAAATACTTGCAGATAATTACGAAAAACGTCCTAATAAGACGAGGGGTTTCATAACAGACTTGTCTCAAGCACTCAATTTGGAACAACACGAAGCAAGTCATTATGGTACATTCGAGACACGAAATGGTAATTTGGTTACTATCCGTGTGAGCAATCACAATGCACGTGTTTCGTTCTTTGACGAAAATGGTGAGGAAAATGGTATAAGCATTGTAATATCAAGCCATAAGAACAAAGGGATGTTGAATGATGGCAAAGCTCATTTAGTGGAATATTTCTATCCAAAGCAATCTATAGAACGTTCAGGAAGTAAGCCTTTGGCTGATATAGTCAAGTGTGTATCTAATGCTTTGGATAGTGGAAAGTTTGATGATACGACAGGAATCGCTCAACGTCAAGAGGTAAACATGCCTAATTCGGATGAAAACGTTTCATACTCACTACGTCAGAAGCCAGAGCCTGAGAAGAAAGGCACAGGATATAAGGTGTTCGTGCTCGGCAAGGACGGCAAGCTATATCCACCGATGGTGGCGAATCCGAACGGTGCTGCTACTCCTGTCGGTGTGTGGCTCGATGCTGATGCAGCTCCTGTCGCAGGAGAGAGCAAGACAGGCAGACCGCAAGTCAAGCAGGGTGGCAAGGGAACGCAAGGCGGTAGCGGCAAACTGGCTTATCGCCCAGGATGGCATCTCGGTGTCATTCCATACGCCATCCAGTTCAACCGCAAGGATGCAGAGGGCAACAAGACTCTGTTCCCGAAGAACTTTGTATTTGCAGAGGTGGAATATGCAGCGGACAAGGACTATCAGGACGAGGCTCATGCAGAAGGCATCAATAGCAACGGCAAATATCAGCACTCACTTGCAGGACTGAAGCATCTGCCTACTGACGGATATTATATGTATCGTACCAACCCGAACCCTGAGACTGACCCTTGGGTGATAACTGGTGCGATGAAAGTGAACAGGTTGCTTACAAGAGCGGAACAGGCTGACATCGTAAGGAATGCTGGACGTGAACCTCAGAAGATTCAGGAGGGTGATATCGTTACTGATGATGTTGTGAACAGCATCAATCAGGAGATAGCTGCTGCTCCTAAGTTCTCGCTGAAGGTTTATCACGGCACTGGTGCTGACTTCACGGAGTTTGACTTCGACCACATGGGCGAGGGTGCAGGTTCGCAATCCTTCGGTTGGGGAGGTTATGTAACTTCATCCAAGAAGATTGGAAAGAGTTATGCTACCCTGATGGACAATGACCCTTCTAAGGCATATTATCGCATTCAGCGTTCCAATGGTACAAGGTTCACCAAGAAATATCCTACTCTAGAGTCATTCCTGCATGGTGATAAGCAAATAGCCATGAATGACAAGTTTACAGAGCAGGAAAAGATTGACTACTACAATGAAATGAAGAAGTTGGCTGAACCATACCATAATCTATATGAGGTGGATATTCCTGATGATAATGGCAGCAACTATCTGGAATGGGAAAAGAAACCTTCTAATGAGGTTGCGACTAAGATAATTGAAGGTATCTACGGCTTGGATGATAAGACCCTTGATGATATGGCTGCAAGGGATATTGTGTTCAGAACTCTTATGTATGATTACATCAAGAACGCAGACAAGAAGCAGATGATTCCAATCCTTGTGAAGACTAATGGCCTGACAAGGAATACTGTCTATGATAATGGAAACGTTGAGGATGATATGCGATTTGTGTACAATCGTTTGTCTAACTGGATGGGTAGCCCAAAGGCTGCAAGTAAGTTCCTCTCTTCTCTTGGTTTTACTGGAATTAAGTACCCTGCTGGTACTATCTATGGTGGTGCTAAGGAGGGCGATGTCAACTATGTTATCTTCAAGCCTGAGGACATGCAGATTGTGGAGCATGAGAAGTTCTCAGTGAAAAGCGATGTAGACAATCAGGGGAATCCTTTGAATCAGGATGGCACTTTGAAGCTGGAAAAGATTAAGTCCGTTGATGAGTTGACGGATGAAGATTTCTTGCATCCTACTAGAAATGTAGAATTGCCTAGCTTACCAAAGAAAATTGCTGATGCTATTGGAACAGAAGGCAAGCCAGTTGTTATCAAGAAGAATATCTTTGAGCGTAATTATATGAGACATAAGGACGTTACTCCTGAATTGAGTAAAAAAATCTTTAAGTCTGCTTTATACAATCCTGATTTGTATGGTCAGAATCAAAAGAAAACCAGACCATATAATTGGGTACTTATCAACACGAAGGACGAGAAGGGCAATAACCGCACAGTATTATTAGAGGTAAATCCTAATAAAGACAATGTGGAAATTGTCCATTGGCACTTTATTGACGAAAGAGGATTGAAAAAAATAAGAAAGCAAGTTGACCGTGAGGACGGGCAACTCCTCATACTGCCTTCCGATAAAGAAGAGGTCGGTGCCCTTTCCGACCCTACGGTCAACTTATCTGCTGCAAATATAGCCAATCCTTCTGAAACTTCAAAAGGAAACGCAGGAAAATTCTCGCTTCGCTTACAGAATGCCATCAACGAAACCGACACAGAGCCGACCGAAGCACAGAAGAAGAGCGGCAACTACAAGAAAGGTCATGTCAAGTTCGGTGGCTATGACTATACCATAGAGAATCCGAAAGGCTCATATCGCTCTGGTGTGGATGAGAACGGCAAGGAATGGAAGCAGAAGATGAATGACACCTACGGCTACATCCGTGGAAAATTCGGCAAGGACGGTGACCACCTTGATATGTTCATCAACGACAATGCTGACCTTGACAACTGGAATGGTGATGTGTTTGTCGTTGACCAAGTGAATCCTGATGGCAAGTTTGACGAGCACAAGGTGATGTATGGCTATGACTCGCTTGAGGAAGCGAAGAAGGCATATCTCTCCAACTACGAAAAGGGATGGACTGGTCTTGGCAATATCACTCCTGTAAGCAAAGCAGGCTTCGACAAGTGGCTTGACAAGAGTAACAGGAAGTTGAAACCGTTCGCTGACTATGCTGACATTACATCGAAGTCGAACATGGATACTGCTCCAAGCAGTTTTGAGGAGTTTTTGGAGCACCCTGCGGTACGTTACTCTATCCGTAACGAAAAGGAGAGGGCTGCTGCTGAGGATGCCTACAATTTTGCACAAGAGAACAGGTCCGACAGATACTCTCGTTATGCCATCGTGAATATGGAGAAACCCGGAGCAGTGCCTCAATATCTTGAGAAGAAGGCAGTTGCCGACAACTGGAGAAGGTATTACAACAAGTTGAAATGGGGTAACTACAAGTTGTTCGACCTTGACAAACCATTTGAGGACAATGTGAAGAACCTCGTAGGCAAGTTCCCGGAAACATTCAGAAAGAAGAATGATACTACCCTGTCTAAAATAAACGAACTGACTGCCGACTATAACAAAAGGAAAGAAGAGTATGATGCTATGTCAAATAGCATCCAAGAACTTTTGAATGGTCTTATGAAGCAAGGTCGTTCTTTGGCGGAGGCTGAAAGCGTTATAAGAGATTGGGGACTGTACAAGGAAATGGACTCCAAGTATCAGAATTTGATGGGCATCCGCAAGCAGTTGAATGAGTTGAGGAGCGGAAAGGTTGCTGATGACGAAAGATTCTCCCTCATCGGCAAGAAAGGTGCAGAAGCTTTGGATCATGCAGAAGAAGTCAGTACACGTCTTGACAACCTGAATGTTGCACGGCAGATGGAAGGAGCAAAGAAAGACGTCAAGGCAATAAAGATGGCCACAGGCTGGGAGCGTGGGGCAGACGGTAAGTGGCGGTATGAGATTGCGGACAGCAAGCTGAACGACATGATGGACGTGGATGGCAAAGGTAAGATGGTGAAACGTCATAAAGAGGACATGTTGTGGACGAGCGGCAAGTTAGGTGAAGTGGTTGTTGCTCCCGAACTGTTCAAGGCTTATCCGAAACTGAAAGACGTACGCTTGGAGACGGATTCTATTATGAATAACCTACCGAGTAATGGCGAATACAATGCCAAAACGAATACGATAACCATCCATGCGGATGAGTTGAAGTATTTGGATTCCATATTGAATCATGAGATTCAGCACGTAATTCAAGACTTAGAGGGATTCGCACAAGGTGGCGACAGCAAGCATATACGTAAAGTTCTTGAAAGGATGATTAATGAAAATCAAGAAGCTTCTGATTATGCAAAGGACAAACTGAAAGAGTGGGTTACTTTGACAATGGCGGCAGACAGACTTTCAGACTTATACAAGCAATACATCAACAGTGATAACGAATGGCTGAAGAACAAGGCTATCGAAAGTTATTGGGATGCCATGAATGAGCTTGACAATAATGAACAGTCAACTCTTACCAACGACTATCCCGACGGCACGGCAAGAGAAATTGCAGAAAGCGGTTATCATGTGGATGAAGCGGAAAAGGAACTGAGACGTTTGGCAAAAGAGACCAAAGAGTCCATTCCTGAAGGAAACAATTCTGCATTAGACCTTGTAAGCAAGTTGACTGATGCTTTGGAGAATAACGATGATTATAATCTCTATCGTAAATTAGGCGGTGAGGTCGAGGCTCGCAATGTTCAGAGCCGTATGGGTATGTCCCCAGAAGAGCGCAGGAAAACCCTTGCCGAGGAAACGGAAGACGTTGCAAGGAAAGACCAGATATTCCTATATGGCGGTAGCGTCTCGATGATGGGCAGCCGTGCCTTCAATGAAGCTATCAATAGTAGCGACAATATCCGATTCTCTCTGAAATCAATGATGGAGAAACCTGAGGGATGGAAGCAAGCTAACAAAAAGGCTATACATATTGCAGAAGCTATTGAGCGTGACCCTAAATTCTCCTTGAAGAACCTTGATGGCACTCTCATTAAGGCAGGAACTTACTTTAGCGGTGGCGGTCTTGTTGAGGAAGGCTTGAAGGGTATCATCGACCCAGTGGTGGCAGTAGAGTATGACGAGAAGATAAGCGGTGTGTACCGTAACAATTTCGGCAACCATATCGTGACTGCCGATGTGCGTGATGTAGACCCGAAGGAACTTGTAGGCAAGATAGACGGAGAGGTGGAGTATTTCCACGCATCCCCGGTCTGCAAGAACTACTCTCTGGCGAAGAACAACCACGAAGAGCAGGAGCTTGACAAGGAGACTGCTGCAAGTACTGCTGAGTTCATCAGCAAGGTTAGGCCGAAGGTCGTGACGATAGAGAACGTGAAAGGTTACAAGGACTCTGAGGCCATGAAGACCATCACCGATGCCCTTGACGAAGCAGGGTACAAATGGGACGCTGATGTATACAATGCAGCCGATTATGGCGGCTACACCAACAGAGAGCGTCTCATCGTGAGAGCAGTGCGTGACGGAGAACTTCCAGCAAAGCCAGAGAAGCAGAAGCGCAAGAGTGGATGGTATGAGGCGGTTGAAGACATCATGCCGACACTCACGGAGAAGAAGAACGGTGTAGCTCCCTGGATGGACGAGAGACTCAAGGCGTACGGTATAGACTGGAGACATATAGACAAACCATTGTATGTGATGGGAAGCGGATATGCCAACGGTACTGTTCCGCATGCCTTTGCTGACGAGCTGCTGCCTACATTGCGCACCAAGAGCGGAGACGTGATTGTGATGCCTGATGGCAAGGTGTATCGTGCTATGGGCAGGGTACTCGCAAGAGTTAGCGGAGTAAGTGACGATTACCAGATGCCTGCCTCAGAAGCATTGAGTCACACGATCATCGGCAATGGCATACCAACCCAGTTGACGGAGAATGTCATCGCTCCTCTTGTACGTGATGTGTTGCACCCTGCGGTGGAGGAGAAGGCATCATTGAAAGATGCAGACAGAAAGCAAACTCAGTTGGATATTATATTGAAGACCAATCCGATGTTGGATGATTACCATACTGGCATCAGGAAGGTAGAAGACATAAAGACCTTGGGAGAATCAGTTGAGGAAGCTCGCAGTGAAGCGGAGAAGTATGGCGATGACGAATGGTCTGCTTATCCTGACATTACGAACGACATGTTGCAGAATGCCCTTGAAACTGGTGAGATAACCATATACAGCAGCAAACCTATCAAGAATGGCGTGTTTGTCACTCCGTCCTATATGCAAGCATCCGACTACGCAGGAGGAGGCAACGTGTATGAAAAGACTGTGCCGTTGACTGATGTAGCCTGGATTAACACGGATGAGGGACAGTATGCCAAAGTTGATGGTGAAAGATATTCGCTGAAGGAAGTGAATGACATCAATTCAAAATCGTTTAAACAATGGTTCGGTGATTGGGAGAATAACCCAGAGGAATCATCGCAAATGCTTGATGAGGAAGGTAAACCGAAGGTGTTCTATCACAATACCGATGCATTATTCAATACGTTCAATCCTGAATTTAACGGAACCAACACTGATGCAGGATGGCTTGGTGACGGATTCTATTTCTATGGTGACGAGAATGAGGGTAATGGATATGGCAAGCACAAGATGGCTGTATATCTCAATATACGCAATCCTTATTATGCGACATCAGAAGATGTGGAAAGACTATCGGAACTAAACAGCCGTGAAGCGTCAAAAGAGTTCCGTGAGCAACTTGAGGAAGAAGGCTATGATGGTGTGTATTATAATGGAGATTTACGTCAGGAAGCTGTTGCCTTCTATCCGAATCAAATAAAGTCTGCTGATAACAACAACGGAGACTTCTCGACAGAGAATGATGATATAAGGTATTCCCTCCGTGTAGACCGATACCGGGATGAATTGAATCAGTGGAAGAAAGACAACAACCTTCCGAAGGATGCTGAGAGACCACAACTGCCTGTAAGAGAACCGAACGAGAGTGCAGCGGACTTCCTGAAACGAGTGAAGGAATATCGCAAACAGGCAGCTCTGTGGGCAACGGCACCGACATACGAAGACCATCTGCTTGTGTCCGACACTGCACAGGGACAGTTTAACCTTGAGATGCAGCGTAAGGCAGTGCTTACACGTATAGTCATACAAGACTCAATGCTCGCCATCCGCAAGGCACAGGAAGCAATTATGAAAGAGGTCGGTGTAGACAAGCTGAATTTCGCTGAAGATGCATATACGGCAGAGAACAGAAGCCATGGCAAGGCGAAGAACGAATTCGAAGAATACAATGACGAGTTCTTGCAACCATTGCGCAAGGCATACAACGAACTGATGCAGAGACTCGGCAAAAGCTATGACAACGTGAAAGTGTATATGATAGCGAAACACGGACTGGAGCGCAATGCATATATCGCCTTCAAGTATGCTCTTGACGAAGACTATGAGACGAACGAGGAGCGCATGAATGCCTATAATAACTACAAGGCGGATATGGACAGGCTCAACAACGATGCTGACTTTGAGGCTGGAAGAATAGACTTTGCAGCATGGAAGCAGAGAGATGGCTTCATCCGAACGAAGTATGCTCCAAGCTATTTCAAGTTCCGCTTTGACGAGAACGGCATGACTAAGGACTACTCTGGTCTATCAGCCTTGTTTGACGCAGATGACTATGAAGGTGCAGCAGCAGACTTGGTGAAGGAGGTGGAAGATGCCAATCCTTACTACACCGATGAACTGTGGTATGCGACAAATGACGCAACGAAGAAGATTCTGCGTGACAGCTATAATGCCGGGATGATGACGGAAGACAATTTCAATTTCGTCAGCGGTATGTATAGGAACTACATCCCTCTCCGTGGTTGGGGAGATACCAATGCAGACCAAGTGTGGAACTATGTCGGTGGAGGCAAGGGAGCATTCAATCAAGTTGTGAAGGAGGCAAAAGGTCGTAAGTCTCTTGCCGATGATCCTATCGCCTATATAGAGAATATGGCAGAGAGTGCAATCCTGATGAATAACAGGAACTGGGTGAAGCAACATCTGCTCCTGCTTGCGCAGAATCATCGTACCTCACTGCTCAATGTCAGCAAGGCATGGTATATCAAGACCAAGGACGCACAGGGCAACGAGGAATGGATTCCTGCCTCTCCTCAGATTACCGAAGGAATGACAGGCAAACAGGTGGAGGCAGCTCTTGAGGCTTTTGAGCAGAAGATGGAGCAGATGAAGCAGAACGGAGAAGCGACACAGAAGCGTGAGCATCTGGAGATAAGCTATCCGCAGACCAACGGTGAGGAGCGTGAGCACGAAGTGAGAGTGATGAAGGGTGGCGAGGAATATGTGATATATGTGAACGGAGACCCACAACTTGCCCAGGCAGTGAACAACACAAGGGCGAGGAAGGTAAGAGAAGGACTTGAGAGTAGTATATCGGCGAAGGTAATAGCAAGGACAGGCAGATATATGGCCGCTGCCTATACATCTATGTCTCCATTGTTCATCCCTTCCAACTACATGCGAGACCTCACGATGACACTTGCTTCAACGGCAATCCGTGAAGATGCGAGATACAACTATCTGCTGAGACGGAATATGCTCAGACACTGGAATACATTCCCGATGGTGCTGAGTTACCAGAACGGCACTCTGAGAGAGAAGGTACGCAATGGCAGTGCAAGCAGGGTAGAGCAGATGTTCTATGACTTCATGATGAACGGTGGCGAGACGGGATTCGTGACATCCGTAGATGTTGAGGACTTGAAGAAGAAATTCCGAAACGATCTGAAGGACTTGAACCGAATGGCTGCGAATCCGAAGAAGGTGGGACATATCATCATGAACAGCATCGAAACCCTGAACAGGGCTATCGAGGACAGCAACCGATTCATGGTCTATATGACATCAATTGAATATGGCAGGAGTATAGAGGAGGCAGTCAACAATGCCAAGGATGTGACTCTGAACTTCAACCGCAAAGGAACAGGCGAACATTGGATGCAGAACATACGCAACCTGTATCTCTTCATTAACCCAGCCATACAGTCACTACAGACTCTCGGAGCATTGGCAAAGCATCATCGGTTCAAGTTCACGACAGTGACCACCGGGTGGTTGGCAAGCGGTCTCCTAGCTCCAATGCTAAACAATCTGCTGATGAGTTTCTTCGGTGGCGATGATGACAAGGACAAGTATTGGCAGTTCACGAAATGGGATAGGAGAAACAATTTCATAATGTGGATTCCGTTCACCAAAGAGTTTGTGAAGATTCCTCTCGCACAGGAGTTCCGTGGTTTCTATGGTGTAGGTGATATGATAGCCTCCAAGTTGTGGGGAGGAGAGAAAGCGGAAGAAAGCTGGAGAGATTATGCAGTGGACTTGGCAGGGCAGATAGTGGATATGCTGCCACTCGACCCGACAGGTTATGATGGTAATGTTTTAATCGCCTTAATGCCTAATGTATTCCGTCCAATCTTTGAATTAGGGGATAATGTAGACTTTACAGGTAAACCCATCTTCAGGAATTCCGAATATAACAAGTACGACCCGAACTTCACCAAGGCTTATGTCGGCACTCCAGACTGGTTGGTGCGCATATCAAAGATGGTGAACAGTATTGACAACAAATACCCGGATGTCCAGCAGAATGCGATTGACCGATTCGGTGATCCAAGATTCAACTTGAACAATCCTGCGGTCGTTGACCATGTGCTTTCATCATATCTTGGTGGTGCATACACTATGGGAAGTCAGATTCTCGGTGTGGCAACAAAAGCATTGAACGGAGATGACATCAAGATGGCAGAGATACCTTTGGCAAGCAAATTCGTTTCAAATCCCGATGACAGACCTGTCAGCAAGAAGCAGGGAGAGGAGTTCTGGGATATGAAGGAGAGACATGACAGAGCCGCCAACACTCTGAGCAAGCTGAAGAAAAAGGCGAAGGTTGACGGTGACTACTCGACGCTTGACATATTCTTCGGTTCAGACGAATACAGGCAATATAAGGAAGATGACAAGAAGGTCAAGAAGTATGAGGAAGACCGCAAGAAAGAAAAGGCACAGGAGACAGGCGAGGAGTACAGACCTCACAAGACCACTGCCGATGATGTCTACAAGTCCCATACCACTCCGAAAGATGACTTTGAGGATATGAAGATGAAGCAGCTCTATGAGAAGCTGAACAGTTACAAGATACGCTATGAGGCTATTGACGGAATATCAGGCGAAAGGGGTGAAGCCTACTACAAAGCCAACAAAGCTGCCATTGATGCAATCGAAGAGATAGCATACGACAAGTCTCAGATAGCAAGCATCAAGAAAGGATTCCTTTCAGATGGGAAGAACACCTATGATGCAGACGGAATGAAGGATATCCGGGAACTGAGAAAGCGGATTCTTGATGTTCTTGAAAAGGCTAACAAGGTAATGTTGAACAACAGGAAATAGCTGAAATAGCAGAATTAAAAAGGCGAGGTAGAAATGAATCTATCTCGCTTTTAAGTGTTACAGGTCGCTGTATTCTTCAACTGCATTGAAGCAGGGACAGCTCTTTTCCCAGTTCTTGGGATTGTCCTCACCCCAGATGCTTCGATGTCCCATTATCTTAGCATCGGGATATTTCTTGTGGAGTATACCAAGCAACTTCCGTAATGTAGCCTTCTGAGCAGGAGTCCTGTTGTCTACAGGTATAACCCTCTTGTTGGGCCGTTCAACTCCTCCCACATAAGCCACATTGATGGCGGTTGCATTATAGCCCTTCACTCCGTTACTTATCTCTTCTACTGCGAGCATCTGGTGGATGGCTCCATCTGCGGTTATTACGTAGTGGTAGCCGGGTTGTTTCCATCCTTTATGACGAAACTCTGCCCATAGTTCCTTCACTCCCCAGCTCTGCTTGCTCGCCGTGCAATGCACGAAGATACGTTCAATCTTTCTCATATCTTTTACACCTTCTTCACTGTTATTTTTATATCTGAAGTTTCAGCCCAAAACTCTACAATATTCATTTTATTTGCCACAGGTTTATAGGATTGTATATAATAGGAATCATCTGTAGAACCATTTTTCGGTATTCTGCCTATTTTCAATGGTGTATCTACAAAGTTATAAATTCTCATTTTCCATTTAGTCAGGTCTCCTACAGTTTCTCCCTTATATACCTCCATAACAGCTCCATCACTGCCAATACCTGTAGAATCCACTACTATACCGCCAAAGGTATGTGTTGAATTATTCTTAGTCTGCTTTACCCAAGGAGAGTAAGTAATAGGCATGCAACATTCCACAAGATTTGAACCATTATATCTGTAGAACTTACTGTTGGCATTGTCTACAAAAAGTCTGTCAGTACGTGGTTTAAAGGTGGATGTATTCACATAGTCTGCACTGTCTGACCAGTTGGAAAAGTAACTGCCAGTCTTGGTATGGGCAACAAACTTCTGCCTTGAATTGTCATATACAATATAGTCCCATTCAGTAGTAGAACTGTTATTCAGAGTACTTGCCACTCCCATCCTAAACTCCTGGATGGCTCCCATTACAGGAAGATTCTCTCTTGGCACTCTGCCACCATTATCAAGAGGAGCCACCCAGTCTGGCATTCCTATAGAGTCAATGAGGACCACTTCATCTGAATTTGCCTTTTTGTTGAGTTCCCTCTTTATATTACTGAAAATCCTCTCAAGTAGAGAACTGGTCATCTTTATTATATCAGCCATAGTTTCTTCATTTGAATTTAAAAAAGGAAGGAAGTCAGTTATCCGACACTCCTTCCCATTGTTGAATTAAAACGTAAACTCAGTAATCTTCCTCTCTTAGGAAAGTGTATCTGGAGCAGTAGCCCACAGGTTGTCAATCTCTGCAGGAGTCAGATCCTTGAATTCAGCCTTGAAGTCATTGAACGCTGACTGTGTCTGATAAGTACTTGCAATGTTATTGCCATTGCCATCCTGGGTTGCCTTTGTAGCACTTGCTGCGGAAGTAGCAGTCTTGGCATTGCCCTCAAGAGCACCAGTAAATTTAGCAGCCACCATCTCACCTGTACCTACACTCAGCACACTTCCCATTGGAGTGAAAGTCAGACCTTTGAGGTAAACACTCTGTGCTGCCTTTCCGTCAGTAAGACTCTTCTCAGCAGAACCAAGGATAGGATAAGCATTGGCATCTGACGTTGGCAACATCGCCTGATAAACATTCTGGTCTGTCCAAGGAACACTTACTGTAGCTGCACCTGTAAGAGCATTTACATTCACACCATAGGTCTTGCCAGATGTAGTTCCAGCCTTGATAAGACCCAATGTTGAACCTGCAATCTTGGTTGCATCAACCTTCTTTGCAATAGCATCATGGATAGGGTTGCCTGCTGTGTTAGCCTTGGTGCTATCACTTGTGTTGTCCACATTGCCTAGACCTACCTGTGTCTTGGTTACTCCATGAGGATTGCTCGTATTACCTGTATGAGCAGTTAGGTCTGCAGCCTTGGCATAAGGAGCAAGATCCATCTCTGCCTTATACTCACCAAGCTTCTCAAATTTGTCGGTGCCATCTACAGTTACCTTGATATACTCAGCATAGGTGTTCTGGGTTCCGCTTTCATTGGATGCTACCAAATAAATCTTGCTCTTTGAAGCTGTTGCCACATCAGGAAGCTTAGTGACAAACTCTGCTACAGTGAAGTCAAGTTCAATGTTGCCACCATTCTCAAGTGACTGACCATTGATTGTTGCAAGAGCACCCTTTGCAATTTTCTTCTTTGCCTCTGCAAGTGCTCCTGCTGCCGCTGTCACACCATTGTTTGCAATGTTAGCAACATTGGTGATTTTGCCATCAAGAGTAGTCTCTGAGGCCTTGATAGCCAGCTTGACGTTTGTACCAAATCTTTGAAGATTATCACCTGTAATGTATTTTCTTTCTGCCATAATAATATGAAAAATCAATGATTAATATTTGTCACCTGATTTATGCGTTCCACAAGGTGTCAATCTCCTCATTTGACAATGAAGCCAAGTCTGAGTTCTTGACATAAGTAGTCTCTGCAACCTTAGTGTCTACCTTCTGTGCAAGCTTGGTGTCAATGCCTGAAACAGCATCATTCAAGGCTGATGTTGTAGCATAACCTGAAAGGTCTACTTCACCACCTGTACCCTTGAATTCACTCCAGCCTGCAGCTTCTTTTCTTTTGCTCCAGTCCTTCAGCTGATAAAGGGCACCATTTCCCTTGCCATCGGCATCCACAACATACCACAGCTGACCTATTGCATCACTGCCAGTATTGTCTCCACTTGCAGACAACTGCCAGTCATTCAGAGCATACAATGCCGTAAGATTGCCCACAGTCCTGTGACCACTCACTTCATCTGCATAGACAATACCATAGCCTGTTGAAGTATTATTGTTAGTGCGAAGAATATTCGCCTGTCCTAAACCTTTTCTTACTGTCATTTTCAATGCTCCTGTTTAAGCCATTTCAAGTTTGGCATTGGTGAAAGCACCACGCTGCACACTTGTATAAACATTATATTCCAACTCTTTCTTGGTCTCTGGGTCTGTCACAGTGACCTTTGTGAGATTGAAGCCTCCATCAAGCAATGGGGTGGCATCATTCATCACAATCTTGCTGAGGTTGCCAAGCACTGACGGATAGGCATACATATAATAGCTTGTGCTGTTAGTAGTGACACCTGTAGCTGTCTTAGACTTGCCATCACGAAGTTCATACTTCTTGCTTGGAGTAGGAAGTACCACACTTGTCAGAAGACTTGTCAGAGTGCTTGCTGATGGAGCAGCTTCTGTTACTGATGCAGCAACACACTTATACTGGAAATGTACCCTTGCTGATGCAGAAGAATAGTCAAGGTCTGTACTGTCTGCCTGGCGGATAATGCCATTTGCAAGCACAAGTCCCTGCTTCTTTGCCGACACCTTTGCAGTAAATGTTCTGTCAGAAGTTATATTCTCCACTGTAATTTCCTCAGAGAACACCCCACTTGCTGGCAATGCCTTGGCTGCCCAGTCTCCACCTGCAACTGCCGTTGGTGCCTTATGGGCATCATCCTTGGTCCACTTGTACTTTCCTGCAAATGTCACCTTATAACCATAAATGGTGGAAAGACTTGAAGTTGAAGGGAAAGTAAGTACTTCACCTGTCTGTGTATATGCCTTCCAACTTGATGAAATGCTCAATGATGCCAATGGCAAATCACCATTAAGAATACAATTGATTTTCTCCGCATTTGCAGCACCTTTATCTCCTGGGTAAGCTGTACTTGCTGTTTCTCCAAGACTCACTGAAGAGGATATTTCAACAAGTTCACTGCCACTCCATCTGTAAGACTTGTTGCTGTCTACATCAATGAAAATCTTCCCTGATGAAGGTTTGCCTGTAGCAGCATCATGGAAATTATCTTTCTCAGACCAGTTACTATATACCTCCAAGAGCTTTGGTTTTGCAACTCCCTCTGGTGTAAGAGATGAACTGTCTTCTACCTCTACACCTTTGGTAGCATAGAATTTCTTGGTATTACTGTCATAAATAACTTTTGTCCACTCAGCTGTAGAGTTCTGTAACACTTTGATACCCTTGTCAGGCATACCATTGAACTCTACAACATCATCCACATAAGCAGGAAGTACACTTGCAGGTATCTTGCCTTCAACAAGCTCTGCATAGTTTCCCTTCACCTGCTTACCTGAAAGAGCTTCCTTTATCTTGTCAACCAGATGTCCAAGACCTTCGTCGTTCAAATATTTTATTTCTGCCATAATTATTAAAATAAATTGTCAATCTCTGTATTCGTTATCGGGGTGTTGGGATTGTCGGTGTTGTCCAATTGGTCTTTAATCGCAAGAAGGTTATCTTCAACGCTTTTGCCATCGAGTCCCTTCACGAATTTCGCATATGTCAGAGTCCTGTCTTTTCTTGAACTGACCAGTGTGTTGCCGTATTTCAATTCTCCTGCCATATCAATCTCCTCCTATAGTGTATATGTTGTCATTCCCTGCGACAAGTTCATCACTCCAGTAATAAAACAGACCGTCAGATTGTGCCGTATTGAAAGATGTAACAAGTCCTGCCTGCATGATAGTGACAGGCTCTGTACAAACGAACCAAACCCGGTTTTTCACATCTGTTGTCGCTATGGTAAAGCTGCGACCTGTAGCGAAGGTCTTTTCAGATGTCAACTCATCAAGTCTGATTCCGGCAACATCCGATGCCGAAGAACTGCCGTACCAGAACGTGTATGCGTCAAAATCATCAGCATCATCAGTAGTGATGTAATACTTCAGATTATACATACCACATGGCTCGCCATCAACAATGCCAAGAGGAATCTTCGACTGCCTGTTGAATGGCACTATTGCAAACATATTGCTTTCGCAACTTGACAATAACACTCCGTCAGCCTTCCATGATACCCTTACTGCATAATTGCCGATGTCAATAGTGTTAGGGAAATCACATATCAACTCATTGTTCGTATCTTCCGAAACCTTGTATTTGAGTTCTATATTCTCGCAATATCCTCCTATCAGCTCAACCTTGATGTTTGAAGCCTTGTTCATATTGTAATCAACAATAGAGTTCTTGTTCTTGCCGATTTGAAGTTTACTTACCAGAATATGTAACCTAAAGCTATTTCCTTTTACAATCCGATATATCATGTGATGTTCTTTTTCGGCAAAGATAGGAGAAAAAACATTCCCCTATCTTTTATCCGTTAATAACCGAAACCAATATTATTCAAGTCCCTTCCATCTCAGGAATTTCCTCTTCCTGCTCTGCTGCGCCTTCCTGCTCTTCGCATTGGTGTGGTATACGCAATCATGGAACAGGTCTTTAGGTTTAGCGTCTTTCGGAGTCAGTCCGACCTTGCGATATGCAAGATACTGATTTCTGTTAATGACCATCAGCTTTCCGCTCTGCATCGGAAGAACGTAATAGATGTCACCATCCTTGGATGATGCCTTCAGTGCCGCAGCCTTGGCTTTGCGGTACATCAACTCGCACTTGATGCGCTTGACAATTTTTCTCAATTTCATAATCGTTGAATTTAAGTTATACTTATCCTATAGTAGCTGCCGAAACAGATATTCGTTTCGTCAGTTGTCTCGTCTCCAGTGTTATCATTTGTGGCATCTCCATTTCGTTGAAACAGATATGCAGACCTATGGCTCTCGTCATCAGCAAGTCATCATGCTTTCCGTCAGCGGCTTCATAGACAGTGCCGTTCTTTTCGTAGGTCAGATATTCGAACAGGCATCTCTCGTCTCGCTCCACATACAACTGCTCACGTATGACCTGAACCAGAACAGATATGACCATCGGCTTTGTCGCAATGTTCGTGTGGAATCCGTATTTGACAGGGACTTTGTTCTTGATGTCAGACTCGCTCTGCTTGCGAGCATACAAGTTGTCGTATACATCCTTTATCTGATTCAAGATAAACTCCGACTGATCACCACCTTCAAGAATACGTTCTTTGTCCTTGGTCTCAAGCGTGTTGGACTCTATGACAAGAAGAGCATTGTCGTAGTACTTGGCTATCTGAGCAGCCTTCCATGCCAGCAAGTCCATATCAATATGGCCATACCATTGTGCAACGACATACGGTTTTCCGCCTTCCATCATCCAGTACCTGTCGAAGACAACGATAACAGACCAGTCAGCACCCTTGCTTCTGCCACCGATATCAACGACAACCAGATATCGGTTCGTGACCTTGCAATCGTCAAAGTATTCCGGCTTGTTCCATATCCACAGCTGTCCCTGCTTGTCCTCACAGAACCTGACGTTCTGCATACATTTCCTGCCCTTGTAGCCATCGCCATATACATCACCGATGAACTTGGGTGCCCTGCATCCCTTCTTGAACTTGTCAACCTTGTCTTCAGCGAACACCCTCGCTCCTGAATGCTTGAAAGCTTCAATGTCATCGGTAGGATATCCTGCTGCCATATCCGCATGGTCGGTGAATTTCCTACGCTCTGCGATATACCAGTTGATGGCTTCAAGCGGTGCACCAAGCGTCCACAACTTCCACAGGTATGTACCCGGTTCCTCACGGTCAGACATCGCATTGCTGTTGTTCCTGTTTTCATACAACCATTTGGCGAACTGCTCCTTTTCCTTCCTTGTACCGAAGTCAAGGTGGTACATATCATATATCTCAAACCAAGGAACGAAGAATGGTTCGAACTGGGATTTGCCATCCTTGGCAGCGAGCCACTCCCTGTGGAAAAAGTTTCCTGTTCCGTTGGCAGTGGACTCAATAGCAATCATCGTCATCGGACGATACAGGATACCATTGGTCGCATTCTGAATGACCTCTTCAGGAGACTTACCATCGGTCTTCTTCCACAGTCCGACCTCTGACAGGTGTACCAAGTTGTAATCCTCACCGTTGGCGGAAAGCGGTCGCTCCATTGAACCGACCTTGATCTTGCAGAAACGTTGTGGAACTTTCTTGACATTGCCGGATGTTCCGACTCCGACAAACTTAGGCTCGTTGTCGGAATAAGCCTCGCCCATCTCATGCAGGAACTTGGTGGGGAAATTCCTCAAGGCTTCATCAAACATTCCTCGTATCGTCTCTGCCGTGTCCTTGACCTGTGCTACAATGAGAGAGTTGAGACCTTTCATCCACATCAATTGCAGCCACAACATATACATCTGTATTACAGTCGAGCCTCCCCATTGTCTTGCCTTCAGCAGTATGAGACGAATCGGTTTCCCTTTCTTCCTCCTCTCTTCCAGCCAACGGAGCAGTCTTCTCTGAGGTCTTCTGAGGACAAAGCGGAATGGCAGTCCTCCTCCTTTCGGTTTGATGTAGATGAAAACCGCAAAGAAGAAGAACGGATCATACTGCATGCGAAGCCGTATGAACTGCTCAACTATCTGTTCGCTGTCCGATTCATAGTTCCGTTCTATAGGAGGCTCGCCATTTCTCTCAGCCTCCCTGTCGCATTCGTCATACAGCTCGTCAAGATATGCATCAACACTTCCAGCTTCAGCGAGCTGCTTGATGAAAGGATTGCTTTTCAGTTCAGTCGGCAAGTACTGGTCTTCAATCGGGAATCCGTCCAGATGGAAATGGAATCTCCTGTCTCCACAACCAGTACCGACAACCGGGTTGAATTCCGTGGAGATAGCCTTGATTCTCTTCTCGTTCTCTTTGAGAATCAATTCCGTGTGCTTGTCTTTCCCTATCTGTCTTGGCATAATGGCGCATTTAGATAACCCCACAAAAGACCAAGTACATAACAATAGATGTGGACTCCAATTGCCATGCAAGGAAACACAAGCCCAATTGATATATATAACAATATGGTGAGATTATATTTCACCTTCTTCTTTACATAAGGTGCGATATATCCCATATAGGCATATACGAAACCACTTAACCCGATAATCGGGATATCATTTGGAAACGGATAGCTGACTGCAATGATGTAGAACACCACCAAGTCCCATCTGCAACGTATGGCAGACATACACTGGTGCAATGCCCAAAGGTTTATGAGGGCATGGAAAATATTCTGATGATATAGAGGATAAGAGAGACGTTGCAGAATGCCACATCCGGCATATAATCCCATACCTTCATGCCCAAGCAATGAAAGGGCAACAATCAGAACGAACGGAATATAAACCTCAATCTCTTTTTTCTTTGTTCGTAACATCTGAGCTTCTCCTCCTTTCTCACTCTACATAGTATGACATGAATTGAATATTCGGTAAGATAGAAACTCGGTGCTTCCTCATTACAAATATGCCATATTATCTCCATCTTCGTGAGAGACGGATGCTCTTCGCTGTATATCTGGAATCTTCGGAAAATCTCCAGGAACATAGCCTTCCTTGTCGGAATCATGTGGTCGATGGATTTCCCTTTCAACAAGTCTAATATAACCCTGTAAGCCCTGCCTTCAGAGACCCAAAACCTTCTGCTCGGAGACTGGAGAATCTTTTTCTCAATCTCTGACAGACTATAATTGTCTCTTTCCGAAATAATTTCACGGTAAGCCCTCAACAAGTCAGCATCACGTTCTTGTGTAAAGTCACAAGATGAGCCTTTGAACTTCATGATTAGACTCTGCAAATATACAAAAATATACTGACAAAATCAAATATGAATATGAATATTAACGGATAAAAAAGATGTAAGTTTGAAAAGCATTAATTTTGGGCAATATTTATAATCTGTTATTCAAATATGGCTGAAAATACAAACAATACCCAGAACGCAGGAGCAGCAACACAACAGGCCCAAAAAACGAAAAGGGACTTGGCTTTGGAGCGTTTGAAAACACGTCATCCTGATACGGACTATGCTGACGATGAAGCAATCTTTGGTGCGATCAACGATGATTACGATGAAGACCAGAAGACCTTGGAGGGCTATAAGGCAAACGAAAAGGCGATGAGCGACATGATGACTGCCGATCCTCGTTCCGCTGCCTTCCTGCAAGCGATGAAAGGCGGAAAGAATCCTGCCGTGGAACTTGTGAGGAACTTCGGTGATGAGTTCGTGGACATCCTTACAGACCCGGAACAGGCTGACGCAATCGGTGAGGCACAGGCGGATTATCTGAAGCGAGTTTCGGAAAGCAAGAAGCTGGATGACGAGTATGCAGAGAACATCAAGAAGAGCTATGAGGTCTTCGATGTCATGGACAAGGAGTTCGGTGAAGATGTCACCAATGAACTGATAGGCAAGATGTTCGTTGTGGCAAACGACGTTATCCGTGGTAAGTTTACAAAGGAAGCCCTTGATATGTTCAGACTCGCTGTAAGTCATGATGAAGATGTGGCGAATGCTTCGCATGAGGGTGAGGTACGTGGAAAGAACATCAAGCATCAGAAAAATCTTGAACTTCGCAAGAAGGGAGACGGTGTGGCTGACTTGGATTCCGCTACTGCCGAACCTTCACAGAATGGAGACAACCAACCAGACTTCGGAGCACTCGGACGTATGGCAAGAGGCGGCTCTATATGGGAGCGTGGCGGTGAAAAGAGAACACGCAACAGATAAAAGGATTTATTAATTTTTAAATTTACAGATAATGAAGAAAACGAAAAAAACATTCAATTGGCTGATGTCCATGTGTCTCATGGCTTTGGCTGTGCTTTTTGGAGTTAACGGTTCTGTGCTAATGGCGGAGGCTGCGAATCTGCCGGATGCAGGAACTACCAATAGCGGACATCCATCGGAGGCTGGTGGTGCAGAGGCTGCTGGAGAAGATGGCAATGGCGGTGCTGCAAGACAGAATGATGGTATCGCAACGGAAACACGTGGACGTGAGACCAAATGGGCAGAAGGTGATGTGAACTTCTATTCAAATGACCTGAATGACAAGATTACCAAAATCCGTCCTATGGCAACTCCTGTTGACCAGATTTCACGTTATGCGACTCCTAAGAAGGCAGATTCGTTCGTGGTAGAGTACTACTCTATCGGTACACGTCCTATCAAGACTACCGTGAAGACCCAGACGGACGCGAGTACAGGCTCTTCTGTAGTACTTCCTGTCGATGACCCGGATATGTTCACTCTTGATGATACCATCCGTGTGGTAGGAGTGAAGGCTATTACCGACTATAAAGGTGTAGCGTATGCAGACGCAAAGAACAAGGGAGTCCCTGTTCCTGATTTGGAGTTGTGCGTATGCGGAAAGAATACTGACGGTCAGCCAATCGTCTTTGCCGTTAACGGTAATATGTATCAGAAGCAGGCAATCGGTGTTCCTGCAATCCCTGCCAAGACCGTACTTATACGTATGGCAAAGGCATGCGGAGAGCTTGACGTGCAGACAGGACGTTTCAACAATCTTCCGACAAGCGAAATCCAGTATTGTCAGAACTTCATGATTCAGATTGAGCAGAGTACCTTTGACAAGATTGCAGCGAAGAAAGTTGACTGGAACTTCTCTGATATGGAAGAGGATTCAATCTACGATATGCGTCTCGCTATGGAGGGAACGTTCCTTTTCGGTGATATGGCTTGTATCAAGCACACGACAAAGAACAACTCTGCACAGTGGTTTACCAAGGGCATCTGGTGGATGGCAGGCAAGGACATTGAGGTCGGTCACAAGGCTACTGCGGAAGACCAGCAGAAGGGCTTTAAGCAGGATGATGTCGTTATTTGGGACAATGAGTTGGTGGACATCACCAAGGATATCTTCGTAGGCACAGGCATCGGCAACAAGCGCAAGGTCGTAATCGCAGGATCACAGGTCGTAACTGCATTCTCAAAGATTCGCTCAGAGAAATTCAGGCTGAAGGATACCGTAGAGGTGTTCAACTTGAAGTTCAAGAGTTGGGAGACAGACTTCGGTGAGTTGCTGATGATTCATTCAGAGTTCTTCGACTTGCAGGGAATGAGCGACTGCGCTTTGGTACTTGACCCAGAGTTCCTCGTTAAGCGTGTTCATCTGCCTTGGGTAAGAAACGTGCTCGACTTGAAGGCAGCTGGTATCCGCAATACGGACGCAGTGGTTATCCAGGAGGTAGCCTGTCTGTATCTGAAATACCCGAAGGCTCATGCGAGAATGAGACTCGCAGTTGCTTAATATCAGTTTTAGTTCGTTCATATAGTATAAACGTTGAGGGGTGTGGGCACTTGCCCCATCCCTCTTTTAATTAGTAAAAGTGATGTTAAAAACATATCAGGGAAATTCGGACTTGGCTTTCAATATAAGAATGGAAAGTGGTCTAAAGCGAATTGTGTTCGATGGTCAGAGCCATGGCACAAGCATCTATTCAACGAGAGATGTAAAAGAACAGAAAGCAATTGAAAGCCATTATTGGTTCAATGACAAGTTCTGGTTGGAGGAGACCGTTGACGAAAAGAAACTTGAGGCAGAAGCCAAGGAGAAAGCCGCTGCAAGAACCAAGAAGATTGCAGAGGAGAAGAAGACTTATAGCGTGACTGACATAGCAGATGCCAAGGACTATCTTGCAGACACATTCGGTGTGTCCCGGACAAAGATGAAGACCAAGGAGGATGTTCTTGCCGTTGCCAAGGAGTTTAGTGTTGAATTAGAAGGATTGGAGTAATATGGTCTATTATGTTGTATCTACTTTGGTGAAGGAAGTCAAGGTTGTCCTTGACCGCAATCAGGAAAGTGCTGCGCTCGTACCTGATGACTCTGATACGATCTCGCAGGGAGAACTTATCCAGAGCAGAATCGTGGATGCAGCAAAATTGATTCTGACTGATGCTCCGTCAGAACTGGTAGAAGGAGTAGTGCTGACAGATGGGAAAGTCCTGTGGCAAAGTGCCCATAGTGCTTATGTGGGTAAAGTGCAACTGCCTTCAGATTTGATACGCATCCTGTCTGTAAGAGTAAGTGATTGGATCAGACCGGGAAAACTGATAAGCGAGGATGATGACGAATACAAATTGCAGTCATGCAGATTCGGCTTACGTGGTAATGTGGAACGCCCTGTTGCAGCAATTGTCCATGCCGGAGGTGGAAGGTATATGGAACTTTACACAAGCAACACGAATGATGCGACATTGGATTTATCATACGTTAAGCAGCCCGAAATATCCAATGGCATGATAGGTCTGCCACAAGGATTGAAGGATGCTATAGTATACATGACAGCCTATCTCGTCTGCGTCAGCCTCGGAGATAATAGTACTGCCGAAGGATTACTTTCTGTAGCAAGGAATCTGGCAGGGATAGTGAATGTGGAACCTTCTCAAATGCAATAATAAATGGCAAAGAAAAAAGAAAAGACAAAGTTGTTGTCACTGAGCAAGGTGATGGACAAGGATGACCTTGATACCGTCAAGGCTTCCTTCAACTCTTATAGCCAGCCGTATGAGCGTGCATATTCCGTTCTTTTTGAGGCCCAGCGGTATTACAACAACATGGAGAATTTCCGTAAGCGTAGACTGAGGAACAAGCGGTACAATTACGGAGACCAGTGGGGGGATATGATAGAACTTCATTCCAAATGCGGTGGAGTGAGGAGAATGACGGAAGATCAATATATCCGGGAGCAGGGCAGTGAGCCGTTGAAGAACAACCTTATACGCAGGCTTGTCAAGAACGTTCTCGGTGTGTATCGCTCGCAAAGCAAGGAACCGACCTGTAATGCGAGGGACAAAGATGAACAGAAATACAGCGAGACAATGAGTATCGTCCTCCAGTGCAACCGACAATTGAACCGAGAAAGCGAGATTGACGCTCGTACAATGGAAGAGTTCCTAATTAGCGGTGTTGCAATCCACAAGAAGAAATACGGATGGAGGCGAAACCGTCTTGACTGTTGGACTGACTATGTAGACCCTAACGAGTTCTTCGTGGACAACAACATGAAGGATTTCAGAGGATGGGATGTGCGTTGTATCGGTGAGATTCACGACACCACCATCGGGAATATCCTGATGGAGTTCGCCAAATCCCCGGCAGATGTCAAGCGTCTGAAAGAGATATACCGTAATGCCAGCAACAGGGAGCTGATTGAAGACAGCTTCCAAAAGTTCGGAGAGTTCGACCCAAATAAGGTTGACTTCATGTCACCAAGCAATCCCTCCCTATGCAGAGTCATAGAGGTGTGGCGCAAAGAGAGTAAGCCAAGATATCGTTGTCACGACTACAACAATGGCGATGATTACAAGATTGACATCGAGGATTACCGTGACATAGTGGAAGCGGAAAACAATGACCGTATCGAACGTGGACTGAGTGCCGGAATGGAAAAGGAAGACATCCCTTTGATCAAGGCAGAATGGTTCATGGATGAATACTGGTATTTCTACTACCTTTCTCCCTTCGGTGACATTCTCCGTGAAGGCGAGACACCCTATGCTCATGGCGAGCATCCATACGTGTTCAAGTTCTATCCGTTCATAGATGGTGAGATTCATAGCTTTGTCGAAGATGTCGTAGACCAGCAGCGATATGTGAACAGGCTTATCACGATGTACGACTTCATCATGCGAGCATCCGCTAAAGGTGTCCTTCTTTGCCCGGATGACTGTCGCCCTGATGGTATGACTTGGGATGACATCGCGGACGAATGGGCAAGATTCAACGGACTGGTGCGCTTCAAACCGAGCAAGAGCGGTCAGATGCCGACACAGGTTGCTAACAATTGCGTTAACATCGGCATACAGGACTTGCTGCAATTCCAGCTTAAATTCTTTGAGGACATAAGCGGTGTGAACGGTGCATTGCAGGGTAAGCCCGGAGTGTCGGGGACAAGTGGTTCCCTATATGCCCAACAGACGCAGAATGCTACGATGTCGCTGCTTGACATATTGGAAACATTCAGCCAGTTCATTATAGACGGTGCATACAAGGATGTAAAGAACATGCAGCAGTATTATGATACAAGGCGCACATTCAACATCGTAGGCAAGGCAGGAGAGGTGATAGAATATGACCCGAAGAAGATTCGTGATGTGGAGTTCGACATCAATATTACGGAGAGTACTGCAACACCAGTTTACCGTCAGATGGCGAACGACTTCCTGATGCAGCTATGGCAGCAACAGGCAATCTCCTTACGACAATTGCTGAAGGTCGGAGACTTCCCATTCGCTGATGACCTGCTGCAAGAGCTGGACAGCCAGGAGCAGGAAATGCAACAGGGTGGAGTTCCACAACAGATATCGCCAGAACTTCAAGCACAGATAAGCCAAGCATCGCAGAGCAATCCGAAGGCACAGGCTATGCTGCAACAGATGATGAGCGGACAAGGCATACGACCGGGTGAGCAACAGTCACCTTTATCAGCATAACACTATTAAATATAATAAGGTATGATGGCAGAGAATATCAGCATTGAGGAAAGCAGTGAGAACACAAGGACGCCTCAAAATCAGGGCAATGACCCAAATGGCGGTATTGCTACCGAAACACAAGGCAGGAAAGACAATCCTGACTTGTATGAGAATGATGTCTTTGGACGAGTTATAAAGCGTAACAAAGACAGTATATGGAAGAGGGGAAACATGAAACGTATCAAACACAAAGAAGACGAATAATATCCTCTAAGTTTAAATTGTATTAAAATGTGACAGATAAAATAACAATCTGTCACATTTATGTCTATATTTGTATTATAATTGAATAATTTACACCTAAACACCTATGAGTTATGGTAGACGAAAGTGAACAAGGGCGGCATTTTCCAAGTCTGTTTGACAGGAGTATTTGGAAATTCTACGAATGGGGAGTTGTATTAGCTCCTGCCATTATTATGGTTCTTCCGTTAAATGCGTAGACGCTTGTCGTGTAGAGCGTATAGCTTTAACGTGAAGAATTCATCATTTCTGAATCCATACATTTGTCTT